CTAATTTATATAGTACTGTTCGGGATTCAATAATAAATATATATGATTCTACACTTGCAAAAAAAAATGCTGATGTTGCAGATAGTTTGTCTCCAGTTATATCACATACAGTAACTGGATTTCCGAAACAAACATTAAAAGCTCCTTCGGGGTTTTTGTTTAAAGTTGAGTCTAAAAATTATAAAGGTAAGTTTATTTTATCTGATATTTTTTATGTATCCGAAGTAGCAACAGGATATGTAGAGTTCGGAAATACTATTGTTTTTAGTAATGGTTTAACTAGTACAGATTTTACGAGAATAAATAAAATTGATAATGCTAGGGATTTAGTTAGTAATGCTAAATCTTTTGCGGCTATGATTACACTTGCAAAATTGCTTGATCCAAATTATGTTATATCATTAGTATCTGATGATTATTTAACTATGTATAATCAATTATTATCTACATCGTTAGATAATTATTTTCCATCTATAGATGCAGACACACCTTTTTATCTACCAATTCCACGAGCAAAAACAATTGAAAAAGTAAATGATATACCTGCAGGAACTGATTTAATTTTTAATCCTGTTTCTCAAGCGTGGGAAACTGAACAAGGAAAAGTATGGCAAGGGACTGACGCACAACTTGATGTTGCTATACCACAACTTAAAGTTTTAACCAATGCTGACGGTACAGTTATTACTGACGCAAACGGTATTCCTCGGACGGTTGCAACTACTGATGGGGCTACATGGATAGATACAAAAACTGGGGAAACTGTAACTACCGGTACTGGAGAGGGTACAACACCTATTGATGATGATATAACCAAAGTAAATTGGGATAAGTTAAAAGAAATACCTATCACATTCACAGAAAAATTTCCATTTTCATTGCCTTGGGACATTTTATACACAGCTAAAGAATTAAATGTTAAACCTGAAAAATTTAAAATACAGGAAAATTTTAAAGTTGGAACTATAAATATACCTATTGACATTGAATTACCTGATTGGATAGATAAGTATACACCTTTTATACGTTCTGGTTTTGTTATCGTTTTTATCATTGGTTTAATATATGCTACTAGGTCGCTTATGGGTGGTGGTGTATAAATGGTTAAAATTGCTAACTGGTTAATAGATTTACTTTATAACATTATAATGGGAATTTTGAATATACTACCTGATAGTCCATTTAGGTTTGATTTGGATGACAATATTAAAAAATATATAGCTTATGTAAACTATTTTATCCCTGTTGGGACACTTGTTGCGATATTAGTTACTTTTACAACTGCTGTTGGTGTTTGGTATGGTATACGTTGGTTAATGCGGATAGTAAGGTATATACAATAAGGAGTGATATTATGATAGAGTTATACCTTGGCGCTGTGGGGTCTGGCAAGTCATACCATGCATTAAAAAGAGGCCTTGATAAAGTAACCGAGAGGGGGTCTTTTGTTGTAGCTAATTTTCCAATTAAACCTAAAACCAAAAAAGAAGAAAAGCGTTGGATATTCCTTGAAGATTTTACACCTGAAGATTTAATACGTTTATCATTTGAAAGGAAAAGTTATGGTAAAGAAGGAAAAGCACTTTTGATTATAGATGAAGCGGGAATTTGGTTTAACAGTAGAGATTGGCAAATTAATGCTGAAAAACGTAAAGACTGGATAAAATTTTTTAGTCAGTCTCGCAAATTTGGGTATGACGTAATATTGATTGTACAAGATGAGCGTATGCTTGATAGGCAAATACGTAAACTAGCCGAATATCACGTAAAACACGTAAAGTTGCGGAATTATTTTTGGCTTAAAATGATTCCATGGCAAATATTCGCAGTTATCAGGTTTTGGCAGGGCGCACAGTTTAAAGGGCAAGTGAGGTTTATATTGTTTAACCCATGGAAAGCAAAAAGATATGATACAATGAAACTTTTTAAAGTTGATGAAGAGTTAAAAGAAATTGCTATAAAAAATGGAATTAAAATAGAATAAGTGTGGGACTAGTGGAAGGGGGGACCCGCTATTTGCGGGGGGTTCCCTCCAACGGGACCACACTTATATAAGTTAAAAATATTTTTTAAAAAAGTTACTAAAAACACTTGCATATTTAAGTTACTTATATTATAATAAAAGTAACTTAAAAAGGAGTGATTGAAATGAATCAAGAAAAAATTAGTAGAACCGAAGCTTATAATTTACTTACCGAAAATGATATTAATTTACTTAATGAAAAGTTAAATGAAATTGCGGAATATGTTTATAACACTTTTGGTAGTTGTCAAAGCTTTGACGTACAATTCTATTATGATAAAGAAACGAATGATATATTTTTAGAAGTTGTCTCATCCGAAAATAAAGTCTTATATCGTTTTGTTTTTAAAGCTGATAGCCGAGGACGTAAGGCAATAGGTGTTACAAAAAAATATAGTATTAGTTTACCGAAAAATTATTATCATGCTTTTGATTTTTATCTATATAAAAATGATTTAAAGGCTAGTGAGTTTTTGCGCAAATTAATTTGTGATTTTATTGATAAAAAAGGTTTACTGAAAAAATATGAACTTGAAGGAGGTGATATAAAATGAAAAAAGCGGATGAATATATTCAAACATTGAATACTGAATATGATATGGATTTAACAGGTTATAGTCCATATTATGGTACAAAAAATTATAGGCAAAAAGGTATTAGAATTATTGCAAAAAAATTTGGTAATGGTTTAGGTCGTGTGATTTATATTGATCCGAATAATCGTTTGATTGCTAGTTTGGTTGAAAGAATCTAATTTACTTTATTTAGGTATGTACTTAGTCGGGAGTACTATGTCTGTCGGCGTCACCTATTAAATATCTAATGCGCTCACATGTTCGGAAAGTTGGAGGGCAAGTGCCCGGGGTGAGCGTTTAGCGAACCACATGATTATGTTAGGACTGCTTACTATTTTTATAGTTTATGCAATTTTATATTTTCTATAAAAATGCTTTCGGCAGACATTCCCTTGAACAACAGCGTCTTTGTATTTTGCCTGTGAACAATACAGGTATCGGTAGGTATTATATATAGGAGGGATTAGAATGAATGAAAAATTAGCTTTATTTCGGGAAAAAGTCAAAAAATCGGAAAATGCCCCATTGCTTGACGCATTGATAGAACATGTAAAAAAAGCAAATGGAAATTTGGAATACTATGAAGCTATTAAAATTATAAAGCATGAACTTTTGGAGCGTTTGAGATAAAAAAAAATATATAAAAAAGGGAGTGTTTATATGAAAAGAAAACAAGAAAAACTAGAGACACATATTGGTAGAGTTTTTAATGCTTATCTGTATGAGTGTAAAAATTGTGATTTATTTTTTGCTGCGCCAGTGGAGATTGAGCCGAAATGTTGTCCGTTTTGTGGTAGAGATGATATAAGCGCTGATTGTGAGGACGCTCTAATTATTGCTGATGATTCTATTTTTTGGGGTTAGTCTTGGTATATATTACGAAATCGTCGTCACCTTTTTAAAGTTGATTAATGAGGGGGGGTTATTTTGTCTTTTGTAAAAAAAACAAATGAAATAGATTCAAAGCTGCGTCATGCTAGGTCAGAAAGATATGCTTTGCAGTCAGTAGCAAGAGTTGCTATACCTGATGAAAGAGTTAGTAAGTGTTTGAGGTTGTCACTGAATCAGTCATTGGTTGAAGTTTGGAAACACCATAAAACTGATAAAGCATTTTACGGGGGACTGGCGGTATGTGGTAGTGTTTGGCATTGTCCCGTTTGCGCTGCAAAAATTTCTGAGCGTAGAAAGTTGGAGTTGATGAAAGCATTTGAACAACATAAAAAAAACAAAGGTTATATCGCTATGTTGACGTTAACATTTAGTCATTCAAGGTTTGATAGTTTGAGCGATATATTGACACGGTTTAATAAAGCACTTTCCAAATTTCGCAGTGGGAAAAGGTATCAACAGATTAGAAATAAAATGAAAATGTTGGGTACTATCAGGGTTTTTGAAGTTACGTGGTCAAATATGAATGGATTTCATCCACATGTACATATTGGTATATTTTACTTTAAAAATTGTGATTTAAAGGAAATTGAAAGTGAAATGTATGATTTATGGGAAAAAGCAACAAAAAAATTTGACTTAAAAATTGATAGAGAACATGGTATAAAACTTGAAAATGCCGAAAATGCGAATGAATACTTGTCAAAACATGGCACTTGGTCGTTGGAAAGTGAACTTTCTAAAAGTCATATTAAAAAGGGACGTTTGCAATCTTTAACACCATTCGATTTTTTACGTAAATATTTAGATACTAATGATAAAAAATATTTGAGTTTATTTAAGGAATATGCCGAATGTTTCAAGGGTAAACGTCAAATACAATGGAGTAGGGGTTTAAAACAACATTTTAATTTAGATGATAAAACAGATGAACAAATAGCAAAAGAAAAAATAGAAGAAGCGGATTTGTTAGGATTGCTTAATATTGAGCAGTGGAAATATATTATTAAGAAAGATTTACGAACGGATTTATTAGATTTGTGTGAATTAGTGGGGTTTGATAAAGCTATTGATATTATTTTTAATCAAAAAAAGAAAAATGAATCTTCATTGGCCGAAGATTCACAGGCAATTACGAAATAGACTATTTCTAGATAATTATATGTTATATCGTTAAGGAATATCAATAGATATTCCTTTTTGTTATTATAAAATAAAAAAATTATATTTTTATATGTTAAGAGGTGATATGTTGCCACGTCATCGAAAATATAATTATGATGATGATTTACCAGTTACGCTATTTGTTACTGTGCCTGTTCGACTTTTAAATATATTAAAAGACGACTTACAATTATCTAATGATGATATATCTAAAATTGTTGTTGATTTTCTTGAAAAATATATTGAAAAAAATTTTAAAAAGTAATTGATTTTTTTTGTTTTTTTTTTTATAATCGATTCAGAACAAGTTATTGATAAAGAAATCCTGTTCGTATAAGTATAAAAAGGGGGTAAATAAATTGGCAACAGTAATTGTTGACGGTGTTTATATGGGACATAGTATTAAGCAAACAGAATATGACGGAAAAAAAAATGTTGCGCTTTATATTGATATTTATCAGGCTGATTCATCTAATCAAAATAAAATGGTACAACTTAAAAGTGATGATGTTAGTTTATATGATTCTTTAGAAAAAGATTTTTCAATGGGTATGCCAGTACGTGCATATGCATTGGTTAATGCGTATAAAAATACTGCTTATTTTAAATTAATAAATTTAGAAACTAAGTGATAATCATGGATGAAATTAATGTTATTGATTATACGGAACAATTAAATCAATTGAATGAATCGCAAAACACGCTTAATCAATCAATTGTAGACTTAAAAAGTTATTTAGAAACAACTTTAACAAGTGATGGAAAAAATATTTTAATTGAAAATCACAATGATTTATTAAATCGTTTTGTTACGATTGATACTAGTTTAAAAAACATTGATACTACGCTACAAAATATAAGTGATAATACATCAAATTTTAGTGATAATTTTGTATCGCTTAATGATTTAATTGATAAGATAACTGCCCCTAGTTTTGTTGATGTTTTAAAAGACTTATCCCATATATATGATACTTTACATTTTAGCGTTGGTTTATTTTTAGGTAGTTTATGCGCAATTGCTTTTATATTGGGGGTAAAAAATATATGATACCGGGACAAGAGCAATTATTTACTGGAATTGGTACGGGTTTTAGTTTAGTTATTTTATCATGGTTATTTTCTATCCCCCTAAAATTTTTTTTTAATTTAATAAAAAAAGGTTAACTTGAAAGGGGGTGAAATAGCATGGAAGGATTTAATTATTCTCAAATTTTCACGGGTGCTGAATCTGAAATTATGAACGGTTTAACATCCGCTGCACCTGTTGCCGGTGCTGTGTTTGGTATTGTAATTGCGATTAGTATTGGAGTTAAAATCTTTAGTAGACTTGCGAAAAAAGGATAATAACATAACTGAATAATTAATACTTATTTATCCCTATTGTGTTTACAATAGGGATTTTTAAAAGGTGATTATATGAAAAAAAAATTAATTGTATTAATAACGAGTATAGTTGTATCTTTTAATTTAATATACGTTCAACCTGCTAAGGCATGGTTTTTTTTACCTGCGCTTGCAAATCCAGCAGCAATGGCATTTTTGGGAAATGCGGTTGTTGGTGGTGCTGCTTTGGTCATGGGCATAGCTAATATTGATGATACAAAAGAACATTTAACAAACTTATATAATGAGTCAAGGCCTTTGGTTGAGTCACTAGGTGCAAAAGCCAAATTTGCTTTTGACCAAGCAACCGATAAATATATTCCTATGTTTTTTGAAGGTGCAAAAGAAGAGATAG